CTCTCGAAATCAAATTCTTCTTTCATAAAAAAAACTGTGTTAGCAAAGTTAATACTTTATTCCTTGCTGACACAGTTTAATTTACATCCTCATGTGTCAGTGCTTCTGTTGTTTTTGATAAAAAAGCTACCATTTGTCGTTTTTCGACCGAAAGCAACACCTTTAGTCCCATCTGTATAATCACAGTAAAAATTTGAACCTGCATCTGACACAAAACCTTTTGAATAGGAACCAAAAGCAAATATAGCAGTTGCTGCATTGTTGGGGGATGCAAGCAAATACATACCGTACCCCAAGTCGCCAAGGTCTTTTTCCTCTTTTGCCGCCAATGTAAAGCTATAGGTGTGTATTCCCATCTCATTCATTACCTCTTCCAATGTCGGTGATATACTGTTGCCGTTTGCCGCCAGCCCACGTAACCGTGCCGGAGTTCCACCACTCATCGCATTTTCCTTAATATCATCTGCCATACTTAATACATTTAAGGGGCAGAAGATAAGGCAGAAAAAGTAGAATGAATAAATTGCTCTATTATAAGTAATTTATATTCGCCTCCACGACGTATAAACAATCTTTTCTCCATCACCTTTCCCCGTTCGTAAATTAACCAAATTATCATCTGGAACAATTTGTAAAATTCTTTGGGAAGCAATAACATCACCTTTCCCTGACCTCTGTATATTAATACAGAATGAATAGGTCGCAGGAGAATTTAGAATCGCCGCACTAATACTATATATGGATATTCCAGACTCTTCGTTTTTGTATATGCTATTTAAATCTGAGTCTGGTATGCCACCTGCAAATCTAACAGAGGTAATATATCTTTTTACAATATCAATAAAATCACTCTTCTTAATCTTCCCCTGGTTATTTCCTTTCTCTACATATACATAATCAGCATCCGTCACTATCTGGAACTGGTTCATCGCTATATCTTGCTTCTCTGCCATAACTATTACACATTTAAGGGGCATAATTTCCGGATGGAAATTATACTCGATTTAACATTTTGTTTTTATTCTCGTTTTGTAAATTATAAATCAAATTTTCCCGTAGTATCTGAAGAACTCAAAAGGAGTTCTCACATCAAGATAACCGTCTACCTCTTCGTTAGCTTCCGCTTCCATTTCAAACGCTGAATTTCCGTAAGCCTTATCACCCACATTCACCCAGCATCGGTTACGGCATAAGTGATAAACGTATGAAATCGCATACTCCAACCCATACTGAAGGTAGAACCACAACGGGCAAAGTAGATATACCCATAAGTTGAATCCGGTAAACAGCATGATTACCGTCAGCAGCACAGCCGATGCAATCATACATTCTTCCCATTGGCGCACATGAATCGCCTCATGGTTAAGTGCACTCTGCTTCATCTCCTCCTTGCTTTTCTTGGTGAAGACGAAGCATCCCAATGTGATGGTGTTGTAGCCCTGCCACAGCAGCCATTTTGCTAACTTGCTTTCATAAAAAACTTTCATAACACTGATATTTTAAGTTCTCGATTCCGCTTTTCCTGATATTAGAACCCATTTCACCCCATCCTTTACGCCATCAGAGTATGTCGCTACGGCCTTGAATTGAGCAAGGGAAAGCGACGGGACAACTATTTTAGAATAGTATTCTCCGTCTATGATAAAGCTGCCTCCACCTGCGACTTTTATGCTTGCAGGTGCTGTAAGACGGGTATAGATTCCTCCATTATACAGCATGCACTCTCCACCTTCATAGTCTGCCGCATTCGGCAGGTATATTGTTTCCTCTTGCGTTGGAAGTGAGTATATCCGGGATATTTCAAAGTTCAACCCGGTATTGAAATCCAGGTAGTATTCATACGAATCGGATTTCGACTCCAGAAGTTTCAGCTTTCGGAAAATTGAGGCGTCCTGGAACACATTACCATTGGCATCCCATCGGATATTGCCTCCGGCCAGGAACCCAATGCCACCATTCTCCCCGTCAATCTGGCACATGGCTTTACCGGTTTTATCCCTTGCCAGTACATTCTGTACCACCAAATCATCCACATAGATTTCATCGGAACGTATCTTTCTTGCTAAGGCCAGGTCCATGGCTACAAACATATACTGCTGTGCCGCCTCCCAATTAGCATCACCGTCTATCGAGGTAGGTGCGACAGTGACCGACGTACCGTATGCCCGTACCCTGAACGGAATGGTGCGATTGTTAAATGTGGCCAGTACGATGTCATGGTAATCTTCATTCCACACATACGTGTTACCTTTGGCGAAAAAACCTCTCGGACGCGGCTCGCTGGCGTCTCGTCCGCTTGCTCCGTCATAGCTGACACCCACTGATATCTCCGCAATGAAACTGTCATTCCATGCCGAAGCGTCAGCCTGGCTCTGGTAACAGCGGACTGAAAACGTTGAATACCCTGCAGAAGCGTTGACCGTAATCTCGGAAGCCCTCGAAGGCCCTGCGATGGCGCTCCATATCCCGTTGCTGTACCCCCGTGCGGTCAGATATCCGTCCGGATAAGTCAATGTGGCGCTACCAAGCGTCCGCTTGGCATAGACGCGGAAAGCTGAAGGAACAAGCGAACCGGCATTGCTCACCCGGATATTGCTGCATGTACTGATGAGATAGACCATGCCGCCGTCTGATGTCAGTTGTTCCCATTCGTCGGTGTTCACTTCTTCGGTAATAATATAACCGTAGGACTTGCCGCCGTTCTGGGTCTGAGTGATTCGCCTCCCGTCATGAGTTGTCTGAGTCCATAGAGGTGGATTCGAAGTGTCAACCTTTGAGAGCCAGGAGCGACTCCCCATCGTACAGATGGTGAGCTTTTTGTATGGAGTATTAGCCGTGCGCCACTCACCGCCAGCCTTGACGGATTCGCCGTCACCGCCAGGTTTTCCTGGATTACCGTCGTTGCCGTCCACAACCATGGGTATAGTTTCCCGGTCCACGACCTGCCCACCCACGTAGAACACGAACTGCAGCTGCGTCGTGAAGTTCTTCGGGGAAATGGCCGTGCCGTTCTGTATCTCGACCTCCGAACCACCGTCCTTACTGTATTTCAGCACACCGTCAGTCGTGATGGAAGTGGTACCGCCTACAGACTTGGTGCGTGTGCATGACACGCTTGCCACACTGTAGGTACCATCCTTCCGCTTGCTTACTGAAGATACGGAAGGCACCAGCCTATAGAGTATCGCATCACTGCCCGGATTACCGGCACGTACACCGGCAATGGTGAACACCAGCTCACGGCTTATATCCGTATCCTGTACCGTAGCCGTAACGGTTATCCTGACCTCTGAGCGTGCAGGCATCGAAATTCCGGAAGCCACGGTAAACGCTATCACACCCGTATTGACATTGTAGCTCTCCGTGACACCTGCCGGGGTCACGCATGAGATGGACTTGAGCTGTAGTTTCTTCGTACCATACCACATGCCGACGGTTGTATTGAGCACGGACTGCGAAACAGTCTTTCCTTCGTATGTCAAGGCAATGCTCTCCATCTCGTTGTCGAAATCGGCTACAATGGCCGACTCACCGTCAAAGCCCCACTTGGCCCAGATGGCTGCCGGTGAAAACGCACTCCATACACCGTCCTTCTTCGTGCGGCAGCAAGCCCACTCGTATGGCAGGCTCTCGCTGACACCAATCGGGTCATCGTGCCAGCCGGACGGAACATAGTCATCCACCTGCGAGGTGGCAGGGGTTGCCGGAGCGATATTCTCTGTCGTATGCTTGAATATCCACTCATAATCCCTACCGTCACGCCCGTCCTGGCCGTTCTCCACCAGCAGCTCATACTCGGCCGTATTCAAGTCCCCGGTAATGGTATATCCGTAGCTCTTTCCACCGTTCTGCGTCTGCAGGATGCGTCTTCCCTCATTGGTCGTCTGAGTCCACATCGGAGGATTGTCGGTACCATCAGGAGCGACACATAAAAACACACGTCCGGCCATCTTGGTAATACCCATGTAAGGTATATGCTTTCCGGTCTGCCAGTCTCCGCAGTTGGTGATACCGGTACCCACATCTCCCTTGTCCCCCTTGGCCGCATATTTCAGCCAGTCGGCATTGCCGTCTGCCGGTTCTGTAGACGTGCCTTTCTCATTGACACATATCCATGAGCTGCCGTTATGCGTCACCTCATCATAATAGGCATACTTCTCACCCTTTTTCCACGTACCTTTAAATAGCGGTACCCGGAAAGCCTCGCCGGTGATGTCATCCACCTGGAATATCTTGCCGGACATGATGACGTGGCGAAAAACAGCCGAGTAGTTGTCGGCCGGAATGCCATGTACGGTACGGCCTTTCTTCTTGCCAATCCACGACATCTCTTGTGCCGGCTCGACATCCCATGTATTGGCGTGGTCAAAGAAAGTGATGCAGTTGTTGCCGCCCACCGTATCGATAAGGATGTACGTCTGTCTATCCTCATCCGTAAAGTTACCCGTCTGCGCCAATACCATCATTTTGCCGTCTTTTAATTGTAGAACAGCTCGTGAATTATGGTGGTTTTTGCCAGTCTTTTGCTTTCTACCAAGAACCCTATATGCGTGTAGTAAGTTTTCACCATCAGTAACCCATTCAAGATTAGTAACGCAATTATTGGTTTTATCACCGTCTATGTGGTTTACTTGTGGTAGGTTTTGCGGATTAGGTATAAAAGCATTTGCGACCAAGCGATGAACTTTAAATATGCGCTTTCTGCACCATACATTCAAATACCCCTTTTTGCTTTTTATGGGTATTAAAATGCGTCCATCTCTAAACCAATATCCTTTACCGTTCCAGCATTTCTTTGGCAAGGATTTTACCCTACCTAAATTTGATACTTGATAATCGTCTTCGTACCCTTCAATGTCTTTCCAAATTTCGTCCATACTTATTTCATTTAAGAGTGAATAATAAAGGCAGCCTTTAAAGTCGTGCAAAGACTGCCTTTGGATAATCGTGTTATCTCATAAGATTTGATATTGAAATAAGCCTTTCAATTAGCGTATCTTCTGATTCTTTAGTCATGCCTGTAATCATATAGCGTTTACAAGCTCTGAATGTCATTACAAAAACATCACGTTCTATTGGTTTATACTTTGTCATGAAAGCGTCCATACGTGGCGTATCAAATTGCCATAAATATTTGTATTGTTCATCTGTCAAACAATGTGTATTTATCTTTAAGCCATTCATGTAGAACTTGTTTTTAAAACGCACCAATCCGTTTCGTACCGATAAATGAGAGTTGTTAAATCCTTTATTAAATATTATTGCAGAAGCTATTTTTATCAGCTCAAGAAATGCCACTTCTGTAAATGGTAGATATGGTTGCACCTTTTCAGATATACTTCTTAATTGGCAGAACTGCTTACCTGTTAAGCAGGTTATATAGTTGCCATAGGGGTCTTTTCTCATAATCAAGCTATCTTTATAAGGTTGCACTTCTTGAAACATCTATACTCTTCTTTTTCAGTGTCCCAGTACACTTGCAGATTGTCATTCGGCTTTCTGCCAGTACCCTTTATCTCACCGATAAGATTCTCTTTGAGAGTGCCAAAGGCTTGACGTAACGTGCCGTCAGTCTTTTTGAAGTAAAACTCTACTATCTTCACTTTCAAAACTGCTTTCAGCTTAAAATTAGCCCATGCGCATTTTAACGCTTCACTCATTGAATGACCGTTCTTGCGAACAAAAGACCATGCCATTTGCATTACTTCTTTCATCTGACTTCTAAATTTTGTGCTCATACTCTTATATGTTTTAAATTATACTTTTAGTTATCATTTTGATGTTACAAAGCAAACTATAAGTATTCAATTAGCAAAATAGATATAGTTAATAAACTATAAAAAGAATACTTTTAGTTGTCTTATTTAGCTAATATGAAAACTTTGAGTAACTTTGCCATAAATAATGAGAGTAAACTAAATATATACATATATGAGATTTAGAATTTTAGAACTATGTAAAGAGGCAGGAATCAATCAAACTGAACTAGCTGAAAAAATAGGCTTGTCACGAGTTGGGCTATCAAAAGCAATTAATGGCAACCCCACTATTGGTACATTGGAAAAAATCGCCGATGCTTTGGGTGTCCCAGTAACTGAACTATTTGAGAAGTCAAACACCGGAGATATAGTAGGCTTCGTAAAAGTAGGTGATACCGTACATGAGGTGAAGTCTGCGGAGGATGTGAAGAATTTAGTTGGAAAATTGTAACAAATTAAATATTAAAGATATGAAATGTCCACATTGTCAGGTAGAAGTAAATGTAGATTTCTCAGAAAAATACATAGGAAAATATGGAAATATTTTTTATAGTCTATTCTATATGAGATGTCCAAATAGTGAATGTGATAAGCCTATTGTACTTTTGGGACAGGCAAACAATGCTAATCAATACCATGACGGTACAATATCTATAAAAGAACAACATTCCTGCAATTTTAAACAACTATTCCCTGTAGGAAGCGGTAGAATGCCTGCTGCTCCTGAAGTTGAATCTAAGTTTGCTGAAGATTATAATGAAGCCTGTTTGGTACTTCCATTTAGCCCCAAAGCAAGTGCAGCCTTAAGTCGTAGATGCTTACAGAATATAATCCGTCTGAAAGAAGGTATTAAAGAACGAAATCTCAAAACGGAGATTGATAAGCTAATAGCAACTAATAAACTCCCATCATACATAAGCGACAACTTGGAAATAATACGTGGTTTTGGGAATATTGCTGCTCATGGAATGGAAGACCAAGCTTCTGGTGAAATATTAGATGTAGAACCTAATGAAGCAGAGTTCTTATTGGACGTTTTGGAGCTTCTTTTTGATTTGTATTTTGTTCAAGCTGCTAAAGCTGCTAAGATGAAAGCTGCATTAAATCAAAAACTGACAAGCGCAGGACAAAAGCCTATACCATAAGTCGCATAGAAGAGGAGCTTGCAGAAATCAAGGAGGAGCAAGCGGCAAAGAATGAGCAAATCGGAAATAAGGGACAGAAAAACGCCTCTTAGTCAGAAAAATTATAGGGATTATAATTTTAGTACAAGAAAAATAGAATATTTTGCGGCAACATCAAAGAATTGCCGCTAATTTTTTGCTTGAATAGTTGTAGGTAATTAAATAATTACCTATATTTGTAGGGTAATCAATAGAGAAAGGTATGCCAACGATATTTATTTTATTTGGTTTTCGTTTTATGTTTTACGCTAATGACCATGAGCCTATACATGTTCATGTAATCAAAGGGGATGTAAGTGCTAAATTCACTTTATTTCCAGTTACATTAATCAAAAATAATGGCTTGAAGTCATCTGAACTGAAACTTGTAGAATCAGTTATAGAAGAAAATCAAGAAGTAATAGCAGAGCATTGGAATAAATTTTTTAATAAATCAAAATAAGTGGTTATGGAAAATATCATAGTTGAAAAGGTATGGTTGACTGATACGGAGGTATGGATACGTACCACTGACGGGAAGGAGGCATGTGAGAAGTTTTCAGATTTCCAAAGGCTGAAATGGGCTACTCCTGCGCAGCGCGCAAATTTCACAACGAGCCATGACGGAATACATTGGAGAGAGCTTGATGAAGATTTGAGTTTTGAGGGATTCTTTCGGGAAAGGAAATCTAATCCTCTTTATGATTTATTTATAGCTCATCCTGAATTGAATGCTGCTGCCATAGCACGACGTTTAGGTATTTCTCAGAGTTTGTTTGCTCAATATGTAAGCGGAACAAAGAAGCCGTCTAAGAAACGTTTTGAAGATATTATAGAAACAATACGTTCAGTAGGGCGTGAATTAATGGCTGTACCGGCATAAGTTACAATACTTTATTTAGGCGTGATTCCATTCGGTTTCACGCCTTTTTTATACCATTTTACGACAATCGTTTCATTGTCGTGTATCACCTATCTGATAATTTTTCACATAGCTTATTAATGCCGAAATTTACCGTAGAAATTTATAAATCAAATTCATACGGTATGACAATCTTAGAACAAATCTTGGCAGGGCTGCAACAGAAGTTTACTGGGGTGGACACTGCTATCTTAACCCGAATTGCCACTAAGAAGGCAGAGGGTGTAACGGACGAGACAAAGGTAAACTCCATTGTTGAGGGTATCAGCTTCTCGGACGTGCTAAATTCCTATGGTGATTTCCGTGCCGGGGATGCTTCCAAGACCGCAGTTTCCAACTACGAGAAGAAACATAACCTTAAAGACGGTAAGTCAATTGAGAATCCTAATCCCAATCCTAACCCTAATCCGAAGCTGGAAGATAAGACGGACGACATGGCGGCTATTATTGCTAACGCAGTGAGTGCAGCCGTTAAACCTCTTTCTGATAAGCTCGCTCAATTCGAGACAGAGAAGTTACAAGCTACCCGGCAGGAGCAGATTATGGCAAAGGCAAAGGAGTATGGTATTCCCGAAAACTACGCCAAACGATGCGCCATCAAGGACGATGAGGACTTGGACGCATATTTCAAGGACTTGAAGCAGGAGTTCGCAAATGACGGCTTCAAGGGCGTAACCCCTCCCGAAACGGCAGAAGAGAAGATTGAGAAAGAATCTGAATCTATCGCTAAGATGATTGACGAGGGAACGAAAACTATTGTTGAACAAAACAAGAATTAATTATGTCAGCAGGATTTAAGTATGATTTAGTTCCGCCCGTTGAGCAAGAGGAACGCTACGATGTCCAGACCGGTATTCGTAGACGTGGCCCGTTCAAACTCGACACGCAGAACCTGGTAGTGGGAAGTTTTCTTCCCGGATTTACACCGATTTGTGCGGACTTGAAAAACAAGTTCGCTTATGCGGTAATCAATGTGAGAGTTGTGGAAGCCTATACCACTGGTGAAGAGGCTTTGTCTATCAAAGTAGCCAAGAACTCTTTGGCTTATGTGGGTATGTTTGTCGGAAGTGGCAAGAAAGGTGCAGAAGTAACGGCAATTGATAAGTCTAATGCCGGTTATGATGTATTGACTATCAAGGCTGCTTTTGGTGAGAATATCGCCAAAGATGCCGTATTATTCAATGCGGTTGCAGTTGATGGTTTAAAGCAAAAGCATGTGGCTAATTCGGCTCTGTTTAACCGTACAAAGGTTGAGGACGGAATCACATTGGTTTCATTGCTTCGTACAGCCGCAGAAATTGAACCCTCAAAATTGGTTATGCCGTTCTCCGAGAACGATAAAGCCAACATGAAGGGATGGTTTGAATTTAACGAGTAAGGAGGTAGGATATGTTTTTAACGATTCAAACATTATTCGATGATGCGAATATTGTTTCCGCTATCATCAGACGTGTGAACCAGACACGCAAGGACACAATCTATTGGCAGCAGTATCTTACTTTCCGCAGAGTGACTACTCGTGTGTTCAAGGATTATATCGGTTCTGTAACCGGAGTTATGGCCGGCTCCATCAATTCGCGTTTTGGAGAGAAACCCATCCGTGAACGTCGGAACATCGGTTCCGGATATGGTGAGATTGCCTATTTGGGTGATGCTTATCAGATGTCTATTGACCGTCTTTCTGAATTGCAGGATTTGATTGACAAGTTCAATGCCGCTAAGCCAGCCGACCAAAAGGCTGCAATGGAAGAGATTGTAAACTTCCTGGCAGACGACTACCGTCAGATTACCCTTGCCGCCCACAAGCGTATGGATATTATTGTCGGTGCGCTGTTGATGCTTGGTGAAGCCACCGTTTACAACAAAGACGCTGCAATCACTTCCGGTCAGACCAATAATAAACTGCTGGAGATTACCCTTCCGTTCAATTTTATCAAGCCGAAAAGTGGAGATGTGGTTGTGGACGGAAAGAATATGTTTATCTCTTATTTGAGAGAGAAACTTCATTCCTTGGCACCGGACTATGGCGTTTATGCCAAGATGGTTATGACTCGTGCATCTTTCAACAAGCTTATTCTTGGTTCATCTGAATTTGGTGAGCAGTACAAGATGATTCTCGGCAGCAACGAAATGAAGTTGAGTACGGGATTGGTTTCCTCTTCTTTGGCTTCCGAAGTGTTCACCGGCATCGGTTTGCCGCGTATTGAAATCAAGGAGGACTACGTGAAAGACCAGACGGGAAAGAATGTGCAGATTTACGCGGATAACCGTATTACTCTGTTACCTTCTGACAACATTGGTTATATGCGCCATCATACCCCGTATGAAGCGACAGACCCAGTACAAGGACGTACTTATATCCCGTCAGAGGGGCAGATGCTTATCTCCAACTACCGTGACAAAAACGGTCGCTACATGGAATATACGGCAGAGTGGATTCCGCAGATTTCCAATCCAGATTTGATTACCAATTTCGATTTGAGCGAAATTGCATCCATTCAATCAGCATAAGGGGGTAGGATATGAAAGTAAAGGTTATATCAGTTTTCCGCGACAAGTTCACCGGAAAGTATTATACTCCCGGTGAAGTGATTGAAGTCGGTGAGGAAGCCCGTGTGCTGGATATGGAAAGCCGCAGACTCGCTGAACGGATTGAGGTAAAAAATCCCGAAGTGAAAGCCCCTGAAGAAAAGAAAGAGGTGAAAATTTCCCTCTTTGAAAAGGAGTTTGAGAAGAAGGCTTTGATTGATGCTTTGAAGTCTATCGGTGCGCAGGCTTCCGGCAATATGAAAGAGGAAACTCTTTTGGCTAAGGTTGCAGAACTGGATGAAGAATCAACAGCCAAACTGAAAGAAGCATTAGGTATCGAGTAAAAGGATAGGGTAGTGCTTCTACTCTTCCATTGTCTAATTTTATAAATCAGAAAAGGAATGAAGAATTTTATTTTTGCCATGTGTGGTTTTTTAATGATGTCTTTGGTTTCGTTGAGCGTGCAGGCATCAAGTGTGGAATCTCCTAAGTGTGAATACGTGAATCCATCGGTTGATGTTGGTCTGCCGGATATTCAGTTTATCACTTTGGAAACGGTTCCGGCTGATTGTGTTGTACTGACCATGACGCATCCCATGTTTTTGGTTGCAAATAACCCGGCTATGATGTGTTCGATAAAAGAGGGAATGGCTATTCAAGGGGTACGAATTAATGTTCCCAAATGTCCGTTCAGATACATCTATAAATCTAAACATTGTACGCATTATAGCTATACCGCATATAGTAAACTGATTACACCATATTGAATGATATCAGCCATGAGTAACAAGGAGTTTGTATTAAGCGTATTTGATAAGAACACCCCGTCTAATCTTGTAGTTGAAAATATACTTTCAAGAACGGGATTGGATGGTGAAGAACCTTTTGCCGAGGAAAATCGGGCAAGATTAGAGGTCGCTTGTGCAAAGCAAATTCCGTGGATGATACAAAATCCATCTTCGGTCAGCGAAAGCGGATTTTCTGTGTCTTGGTCTAATTATGTTGATAGCCTAATGAAATTGTACTCATGGCTGTGCAAACAGTACGGTTTGAAAGACGAACTGAGTAACAAACCTAAAGTGACTTTCTTATGATATTCGCTCCCCACATATTGCAGGTTAAGGTTATCACCCCGATGGATAAGGATGAGTTCGGCAGACCTATTCCCGGCACAGGTGGTGAGAGCTGGCAGGATATATGCAGATGCCGTTGTGATGATGTGAGTGCGGAAAAGAAAGTATCTATCAATGGTGCTTTGTATGATTTCAAGTACAAGGTAGTCTTTGACAAGCCGTCAAAGGTTGAAGCAGGTGCAGAGGTTCGTTGTTTGAATGCCGATGGAAGCATAAGAGGTGAAGGAGTTGCTAAAAGCCCTTTGGAAACAAACTATTTTTCCTATAGAGTAATATGGTTGGAATAGATGCAGACTTTTCGGATGTTGACCAGTTCTTTGAGGACGGAACAAGCGAAGTCGTTGCTGGCATGAAAGAAGAGGGAGAGGCATTTGTTGAAGATGCAAAAGCTACCGGAAACTATCAAGACCACACAAAACATTTGAGAGAATCGAATGATTATGAGGTTAATGAAGATGGCTTAATTCTGAAAAACGAAGCTGATTATGCTTCATTCGTGGAATCCAAAGGATTTGAAGTTGCAGGAAGTGCAGCGATAAGGACAGAAAAAAGATTGAAAGATAGATTTGAACGATGATAGTAACCACCGACATAGGAAACATCCTCTACCGGGACTGCAAGATTTTCGGAATAGACATAGTACCAGCAGGAGAAACGCTGACGGGTGAATTGAAGTCCGAAAGGATTGTCATCCACACGAAGAAACAACAGCCGGGAACTTATTGGAAGAAATCTTTCGCAGAAGTGAATCTATGTGTACCCAATTTAAGCGAGAATGAAGCGAACACAATCCGGCTTAACGAACTTGAAAGAAAGGCTGGCAAGCTGTTTGATGATGTAGTAAGCACCTATGATGGTATGACATATCGTTACTCTATTGATTCTATCGGTACAGAAGCGGACACAGCTTTGAAGTGTCATTATGTGAATGTGAGAATTTTGTTTAATGTATTAAATGTAAAATGATATGATTACAGCAGTAGAAATTGACGAACTGTATTATGCAGAACCGATTAAAACGGTTACTACTCCAGCTGCCGGATTAACAGGCGCAGAAGTAGCCACCATCTTGAAAAACGCAGCAACGAAGCGGGTCAAGAATGTGCATGGTGACACGTATCAATACGAAGAAGCAGAGGCAAGTGTAACTCGTTACAAAAACGCTTTGACTGGTGAGTACTACCGGGAAACGTCTGAACCGGGTGAGGTGAAAATCAACTTCACCATTGGTGAGTATGATTATGCTACAAAGGCTGATTTACAAGGTGGTAAAGCCACAGAAAAGAATTGGGAAAGAGGCAAGTATAAGCCTATTCATAAATGTGTGATTGGTAAAACCAAAGACGGAGTTTATGTTGTGTTTCCGAAAGCGGCTATCAATGCCCGTGGCTCTAATACCGATAAGGCTGTCGGATTGGCTGTTTCGGCCGTTCCCCTTTCCACAGGTGTAGATGGATTGGCTTCCGAAAAGTGGTTTGACGAATCGGAAGTTGTAGTGCCGGAAGGTTGATAATTTTTCAGTAAAAGGATTGTTTTCAGATGGCGGTGGGTGGTTGCTCACCGCCTTTTTAATTTAATGTTATGAATAATCAAGCAGCAAAAACGGTTTCTGATGCCCTATTAGGGCTGGATTTTAAAAATGTAGGGATAGGTGGAATCGTTTATACCATCAAACCGCCTACAATTAAAGTTATCTGTCGTGCCATTCATCATTTTTCCAATATCGCCCTGCGAGGAGATAATATCATGGAGGCTATTAAAGAGCTTCCTAAAGCTACTGAAGATATGCTGAAAGGTATTTCATGCTTCATCTGCGGGAATGATAGTTTGGTCAAAGAATTGGAGAACGGCACTTTTGAA